GTTGTTGCCTTTTTGTGACGTATAAAGTACATCACCAGTGAATGTTTTGTGATCATCGTTCATAGATGCCATACCAAAACGCTGTTTACGAACAGTTTCACCTGCAATTTTAACAATATCTTCTAATTTAAACATAAAAACTCCTACCTTTTTTATTTAATATACACACTATTATACTGGTTTTTGTGGCAAAGTCAACCTTTTTACCACAAATATTGGCATCTTTTTTGTTAAATACAAGTATGGATATAGATGATTTTGTGGCGTTTTTACGTCAAGATAAGCAGTTAAGCAGTGTAGTACAACTAAAGAAGATACACCAAAAACTGTACTCTGCGAGCCAATTATGGGACAGAATGCCCACAGATTTCATTAAAAAATACAATATAGAGCCCGAACATTTCATAGGGTTGGAGTTTGTTAGACCCGGTGATTATCTAGCATTACACACCGATATTGGCGGAAGACGCAGTAACATACTAGTTAATGTGGGTGACCATCCTGCTATTATACAGCACACTAATAATGATGTAACAGAGGACTATACCATACAGCCAGGTGATTTCTTTGTGCTTGATACTACTAAAGAACATGGCTGTGACAACCGTCAAAGTAGCACTATTGCGGAGTTTGTAACAATTAATAATAGGAAACACTATAGCGAATGTTTAGCACAGTTTTAAAATGGGATTATGATGTTGTTGCAATGCGCCAGCTCGTAAAACCTATCACAGAGTTCAAAGAAGCAAGTGCGTACAACGTGGTCGAGGATCGTGTGGATATGGATCAACACATATTTTTACTCCGCGACATGCCCCAAAGCCTACAACAACAAATTATAAATGCTACACCATTGCCTTTAGACATCGCGGAACACAGTGTGGCAATAGAAACAGTAAAGCAAGGATCAATGGTAAAGTTGCATCAGGACTGGTTAATGGGATGGAACAATCCGTTAACTAGAAAAACCAATATTATGTTTAACCTAGAAGATTCTCCATTAGAAATAATCCACAAAGACAGCGAACACAACAAAATGTTAAATCCAGGTGAGGTGTGTATATTAGACGTTACCAAGTTCCATGGAGCATCCAAACATAGTTTGGAGAAAGACTTTTATCTTTACACAGTTAATTTACGTTTGTCTTACACAGATACTGTTGCATTCTTAAACACTTTATAGATACTTCGTATCTTTACTACTGCTAACTTCATTCATTTCATTCATATCAGTTCTTGTAGTAATTTTTTAGTAAGTTAAGAAGTTATCAAGAAAGTTAAGCCATAATTCACCCGTCTCCGGGTGAATAAAAAAAATGTCATCAAGATGAGCATCGCCATCTCAAACTCGGGTGCTACTAGGAAGCGGTGAGCCTTTTCTCCCCATACACTACCGTCACTGTCTTTCGACCTCACGGAAATTAATATAGTCTTGTCGAGTTCAACTATATTAACTTTCAGGTTGCTTTTTCTCATTGCCTGAATCATTTTAATACTGTATCGTGTTTGTATCTTGCCGTCTACAGTCCAGTATCTCGCACCGGGATTACCGGTTTGTCAAGGACAGCGAATTTTAGCCTCGCCGGGGTGGTGTAGAACCTATGTAGTTGACTTGGTGTCTGTGATGTTTTTATTAGCGTGACTGGGTGTCTATGTGTGCCATGTTCGATATATAGTTATATCTTTTTAAAATGTTCCTTAAGGATTTGTGAACCGCCTACTCTAACGTTTATTATACCATTATAATATTCGTCTGTCAAGAGAACATTCCGTTCAAATTGTTCTTGTGCTTCAATGTAACTTGCAATACCTCTAGTTGGGCAATAGTGTAGTATTTCTCTAGTAAACTTGTGTTCGCCTAAAGTAATTACGTCCTCGTTTAAGTGATCCGAGCTACCCCAATAAGTACGCCAGTCGCTTTCTTTAAATCCTCGGCGTTTATTCTTTCTTCCCTTTAAGGGCGGCTTGGTTGTTTTAAACTTTGCAAGTTTTTTACCAATGTATTTCTTATCGTTTGTTGTGTTTGTAATCAAGTACACAAATGCTTCACAATCATCCGGAAGTGTGTCTACTAATTTACCTTTATATGTCCATGCACTCATTAAGTCTCATCGAGGATTTCTATGTCATTACTGTAACTAGTGAATCCTCCTTCTTTAACAACATAAAGAACGTTATTAACACGCCCTTGTAGTTCCTCTTTGTGTGAAATTAAGAACACATTTTTATTTGATTCTCTTCCCATCTTCTTAAGAACTGCCAATGCATTTTCAACACCAGTGGTATCCATGCCACTGTCTACCAGTTCGTCTATGCACATCAAATTCATTGGTTGGTTGAGACTTTCATATATGTCTCTAAATGCCCAACTCATACCAAGTATAAGTCTATTACGCTCTCCTCGGCTTAAATTATCAAAATCCAAGTCTCTGCCATACTCCGTGATGTCAACAGATAAATCACTGTTAAATTTAACATCATGTGGTAAGCCTAACTTTTCTAAGTAATGCCCTAGTCTGTAATTCAAGTACTGTAAGTTTTGGTCAATAATTTTCTTTCTAATAAAACTGTCTTTGCTTGTTAACAGTTTGTGTAAAAACTCTTGATGCTCTTTTAGGCTAGTGTAGTCATTGATAAGTTCGTAACTAACCTCTTCGATGCCTGTCTGGCGTAGTTGGTCAACTTGTTCGACATACGGGTTTTCTTCTTTAATCTTTTCTTCGATTTGTTCTTGCAATGTATCTACATTATGTTTATGCTGTAAAGCATCTTCCATGTTGTTGTAAAAAGTAATTGGTGTTTCTGGAATATTGCCCAGCTGTTTAATACCGCTAGTAATATCTCTAATCTTGTCCACTAACTCAACGTTGTACCGTTGTTCTTCTTTAATTTCTTCTTCTAAGTCCGCTGTGTATTTTTCATGTGTGTCTAAATGTGCCGTACCTTGTTCGCATGTAGGACATACACCGGACTTTGCACTTTCTAAGTTAGCCTCCAACGTAACAAGTTTACTGTCACTACGATTCATCGACGTTGTTCGAGTCGACAAGTCTGTTTTAAGTGCAGTAAGTTTATTTTGCTTTTCGTTTATATCTATAATTTTTCTATGACTGTCCAGTTCTTCTTTAATATTAGTATGCTCTAATGTGTCCAAACTAGTTTGCAGTCCGTTTACTTTGTCTCCTTTATTCCTAGCCCATGCTTTGCTCCGGCTTTCGATATCCTTAATGCTAGACTCTACACGTTTATTAGCATTGGTAACTGCTTGTATACGCAATTCTTCTTCTTTGATATTGTCTTTGGTTTGTTTTAACAACTCTTTTAGCACATCTGCCTTGGCACTAATTTCAGTAATACCCAACAACTGCTCAATCATGTCTCGTTGGTCATTTGTTTTCATACTGAGGAACGGTTCGGTGTAAGTGTTTAATGCAATTAAATGCTTAAACATATTATGTGGGAATCCAATCACACGTTCGATATCTTTTTGTGTCTCACGCATGTCACCTTGTTGTTCATTGTCAGCTGATTCATTGCCGTCGATATAAAACTTTAGTACGTTAGGTCGCCTGCCACGCTCAATGCGATACTCTGTTCCTTTAATCTCAAAATCAACAGTGGTAATCATTCCTTTACCATTTGTTTTGTTAATAAGATTATCCTTTCTGATGTTTGTTAATGCTTCGCCATAAAGTGCATAACTGAGTGCATTAATAATTGTAGTCTTACCTGTACCGTTTCTACTACCATCGCCACCGAGGTCTAAGTTATGACCTAATACCAATGTTAACGAATCGGTGTCAAACGTTACTGCTTGTAAGTTGTTGCCTACACTCATAAAGTTCTTTGCTGTTACATTTTTAATTTTAAGCAATTTCTATATCCCTGTAAATCTCAATTAATCTATTCGTGTCTACCAGTTGACTCTCAATTGTTTCTAATTGACTAATTACAATTTGGTCAACACTCTCAAAGTTAATTTCTTCTCCGTCAAAAACCTCATCTTCTTCTTTTACAACAATAAGTTGAAGTTCTCTAACATTATATTTTTCAGCAAATGTTTCTCTTAAGAAGTTTGCTTCTTCGTAACTGATAGCAACATCTAGTTTAATCCTAGCATGTGTTGTATCATCTAAAAATTTATCTGGTGCTTCGAGTAGTTCTCTAAGTCCCATAGTTACATACTTAGGACACTGATCCCAATTGACATACACAGGTTCTTTGTCCCATTCTAAGAACATAGCACCACGCTCGTTGTCTTGTGCATCAGCATAGTTGTGTGGAAATGCATTACCTATATAATGTATGTTACCTTTGTATTGACGTTTATGGAAGTGACCACTAAACACATATTCTGGATTAGACAAGTCAGATGCTTTTACACCGCCATGGTCTGGCATTTCTACCATTGCATTCATTTTAAAGTACGGTAACTCAAAATGACCAAACATATACTTACAATCTAACTTGTTAAGTGTTTTGTGCTCGTCGCCAACTAACCATGGAATGATAGCAACACCGTCTTCACAGAAGTGTTCATCTACCATTACAAAGTTTTCTAAGTCTCTAGCAAACTCTACACTGTTAAGGTCACGTTTTTCTCTGTAGTATAAATCGTGATTACCAGTAATAAAATAAACTTTACTAAAGTTGTCGTTTAACTTTTTAAGATCTTTAATTGTAGCATTCATAGTAGCAATATTAATACTTGCTCTGTGATGATGCCAATCACCTAAGAAGATACAAGTCTCACAGTCTCGTGCTTTTGCTTCTTCTATAAACCAATCTACATAGTTGTGACAGTCTTTAAGATGCTGTCTACTGTTTTGTTTTAAGCCGTAATGTATATCTGTAAAACATGCGGCCCTTTCAAAAAGGTTTGCCATATGATTACCTACTTAGTTGTATTACCGGTATTTTCCAATTCAGCTTCTGCACTTTCTCTCATTTCTCTTAAAGAGTTTTCGTGTGCAATCTGTCTGCCGTAACTTGGTAAATGTCCTTGCTCAATTAAAATGTCGTCTCTGATTGTCTGGTTGCGTTTTTCTAAGTTTAACACTCTTGTGAAACTGTTATTAACCGTAGCAGTATAATATGCAAACGGGTTATCAGATTTTGCTTCGTTAAACTGCAAACCAATTTGTGCAAGTTGCACAAGTGCTTGTCCACGCATCTCATCAACATAAGTGTAACCTCTCCAGTTACCTCTCTGACTGTAACGCTCAACAAGTTTCATAAACATCTTGCCTAGTTCGTTTGTAATTGTACCGTGTGTACAACTGAAGTGTCCATTGTGTAGACCACCTACCCAATGACTTCTTACGACTTCCCTGGGATTTGCTCCAGCACTATCTAAAATATAATGCTTAAACGGTGGGAAGTTTACTTTTGCCTTTGTATCAGCAATTGTCTTTGTTGTTTTCTTCCTGCCTGGCTCTAGCGGTATATGATCGTAGCCCATAACTCTAAAAACTAAATCATCGACTGCTAAACTATCAGGATCAACCGCAAATTCTTTTTGCTTAGGCTTCTTAACCCAATCGCCTTCTTTAACGGCTTTTTCGTATGCCGCCCTAGACATGCCATGTGCTTTGTTTATTTGAGCCTGTTTGATTGTTGTTTTGTTAATTTGTGTAACATCATCTAGGATAATGTCTTGCTGTATGTATTTGTCGTCAGTTACATAACAGTAACTAAGTTTACTTTTGTGAATTTCTTTTAAAATATCTTTATTGTTAAGATAATTTACTTTTCTGCCTGTCGTAGTCATTGTGTCTCCTCAAAACTATAATTCGTTTATATTGTATTATACATAGATTCTACTAGAAGTCAATGTTTATTCTAAAGGTTATTAGAATTAAAATACGTTTTTATTTATTATGATAAATAATAGCAGGAGAGATATTATGGCACCACCAATTACAGTAAACGGCACGGATTCAGGACAAACACCTGGTCAAACTGCTGACGGCAGAAAAGATATCGGAAACTTTGACTGGCGAGCAAGAATACGACCA